CCCGTAAAAATCCGGCCGGAGAAAACGAATGTATGACTTAGCTAAAAGCTCACGCGAGAAAATGAAGGCGAAAGCCCGTCGCCTCGCTAATCCTGGTGATTATTACAAAGACCAAGAGGTCTCCAGCGCGGATTGGTCGCCAGCGCCTCCTCTCAAAACTGAGATGAAGACCGGCGCGCGTCCAATCATGAAGCCATCGTCCAAAGGCACAGGCGAATCATATGCCGCTCGCGATACGAAAAAGGCTATCGGCGCAGACATGAAGCGCGGCGCATTCAAGGCTGGCGGCGCCGTAAAGGGCAGCAAGATCCCATCCGCAAAAGAGACGCTTTCCACCAAAGAGATAGTTGGCGCTAATCCTATTAAGCCAACGCGCGGCGCAGCTGGTCATTACGCAAAAGGCGGTTCAATTGATAAGAAAGATCCAAAAAATCTTTACACCAAAGATCAGCTACGGGGCGATAAATTACAAAAACTTATGGATAACGCTTCCCATGATGAAGATCTAAAAAGAATTAAAGATTCTTTGGACGCTCATGGCTTTTCTATTCCTCGTGGATTGATGCCTCCATCAAGCAGCTCTGGCTATAAAAAGGGCGGCAAGATCAAGAAAGAAGTCGGCGGATCTCTTTTAAAGCGCATGATTGGCGGCCCAAAGACCGGCAGCGACATGAGCCAAGTCGGAAAGATGGGCACGGCTAATTATACGCAGGAAGAGAAAGGCGCTCTTAATCGCTTATTAAACAAAGAAGATTCATTGCCAGAACCAGCAGAAGCGGCAGAGCGTTCCGGCAAATATCAGAACTACAAGAAGGGCGGCCGCGCAGAGCGCAAAGCAGGCGGCCGCACTCGCGCCAAAGGCAAGACGAATATTAACATCGTTATCGCAGCTGGCCGTAAAGCTGGCCCAGAGATGCCAGCATTGGACATGGCTGCTGGTATGCCTTCTGCTCCTGCAAACATCCCTGTGCCTATGCCAGGCGCTGGCGCACCGCCTCCAGCAGCAATGCCTATGGGTGGCCCTCCTGGTATGCCGTCTCCGGGCATTTTAGGGCGCAAAGCCGGCGGCCGCATCACCAAGGTTGCATCATCCTATAAGGATATGCAGGCTGGCGCTGGTAGCGGCGAGGGCCGTTTGCAGAAGACGGATATTGCCAAGAAGCATCATGACGCGCCTGCGCGTAAGGCTGGCGGCAAGGTCTACAGTTCATATAAGGACATGGATGCGGGTGCTGGTTCCGGTCCCGGTCGTTTAGAAAAGACTGAGATCGAAAAGAAACAGAGAGCTCGCGGCAAGTAATTGCAGCGATCGGGGTCGGTCGTCATCCCCCTTATGACGGCCGGCCTCATTAAATTTAAAGGGACCAGTGAAAGGGGCTGGTTGTGGCGACGTATACAAGAACCCATATGTTTGAGCATGAGCTCAAAAGACTTATTGAGATTGAGATCGAAAGACTAAAAGAAAATATGTCTCTAGGTTTAATCTCAGATCATGAAGAATACCGGCATCTTGCTGGGAAAATCGCGGGTTTGCGCCTCGCGATTGAATATATGGCTGAAGCAGACGCCATATGTAACGGTAAAGCGCGCGACTAACAAAAGGGGAACTTATAATGTCGGCAATGTTGATGGATCATGATGTTGATCCAAAAGAAAAGATTCTCAAAGAAATTGGAGATCTGTCCAATATTGAGATGTTTAACAATCAGATACTTGTGGCCGTCTATGTGCGACCAGAGAAAACCAAAAGCGGCTTGTATCTTTCTGATTCCATGCGCTCAGAAGACCATTTTCAAGGCAAGACGGGCCTTTTAGTTGGCATGGGGCCGGCTGCTTTTAATGACGAAAGCGGTCAATGGTTCAATAATGCTAGCTTTAATTTGCATGATTGGCTTGTGTTCCGCCCTTCTGATGGCTGGAGCATTAAAGTTAATGGCGTTTTGTGCAGAATGATGTCTGATACGCAAGTTAAGGCAAGAATTTCGAGCCCAGATCAAGTTTGGTAAGGAGAATTATATGTCTGATGAACAAGAGCATATTGAAGTAGAGCTTGAAGACCCAAAAAAGGACGATGAGCTCCAAGTTGAAGTCAGTGATGACATTAAACCAGAAAAGAAAGCGGCAAAATCGGAAGAAATTGCCCCCGAAGAAGGTATTCAAGAGCTAAAAAAGCGCCTTGAATATGAAAAACAAGCGCGAATTGACGCAGAGCGCCGTGCGCAGCAAGCAAATAGCCAAATCAATAAGGCATACCAAGAGGTAAAAGATTCAAATTACCAACTGGTCACGAATGCAATTGAGACGGTGAAGAGCCGCGCTGAAATGTTGAAGAACGCCTATCGCGAATCAATGTCGGTTAGCGATTTTGACAAGGCTGCTGATATCCAACAGGCGATGATTGAGAATGATCGCCAGTTGTCAGATCTAAAAAGAGGTGAGAAGGCTCTTAAAGAGCAAATGGAAGAGTCAAATGCTCAACCAGTTCGGCCTGTATCGCCTCCAGCCATAGATCCTATTGAGCAAATGGCGCAAGCCGTCTCTCCGGCGTCTGCTGCTTGGCTGAGAGATAATCGCGACACGCTAAAGGATGAGCGTAGCATTAGAAAAATGTTCCGCGCTCATGAAGACGCTCTTGATGAAGGCATTCTGGCAGATACGCCAGAATATTTTGGCTTTATTGAGCAACGTCTTGGCGTTCGCAGGCATGAAGAGGAGGCTCCAGAACCTTTATCAACCGCTTCTGCTCCTGCACCTCGCAAGTCTGTCTCGCCACCAGCTGCTCCTGTCTCTCGCGGTAATGGAACGCGACCTGGAACTGTTCGCCTGACTAGAGAGCAGGCTGAAACAGCTAAAATGATGGGAATGAGTGAGAAGGAATACGCCACAGCCATGCTTGCACTTCGCGAAGAAGGCAAGCTCGCACATTAATGGAGATATAGATGGAAACTGTAATTAAGCGTAACCCACGCCCTCGCGGCATTTTGAATCTCAAAGTTGATGAGCAAAATGTGGATGTTGAATTGCCGCAAGAAGATACATTGAGAGGTTCTATGCGTGAAGAAGATTCAAGAACACGGGCAGCCCAGCGCGCCGCAGAGCTTCGTGGGCATCTGAAGGACGAAATCAGCGATGCTGAAGATAAGTTCTATGTTGATTTAAATGCTATCCCAGATGGATGGACGTATGAGTGGAAACGCCACACCATTTATGGAGAGGAAGATCCTGCATATCAGGTATCTCTTGCTCGATCTGGATGGACGGCCGTTCCTGTATCGCGCCATCCAGACATGATGCCGCATAATACTGATCATAAGATCATCACGCGCGATGGTATGATTTTAATGGAATGCCCAACGGAAATCGTTGATGAGCGTCGGCGTAATGAGCTTGCAAAGGCTCGCGCGCAGGTTCGCCATAAAGAGCAACAGCTTGCTGGAACTCCTGATGGCACGATGACGCGTGATCATGCGCAAGTTAAGCCAAACATTAAGAAGTCGTTTGAGGCTATTCCTGTCCCTGAGAAATAAAAAATAACAAACAAAGTTTGTTACCAAAAAAAGAGTTGTCGGAAGAAATTTCGGGGGCTCTTTACTTTTAAAGTCATGTTTGCAATAATTGTGGCAGGCTATCTATAAGCGCACTCCCGGTGCAGTTGCGCTTGCCAGTCTCCCCCGGCGCGGAGACCTTAACAATCCCCCCGGTTCTATAGTCGCCCCGGCGCGCGATGATGAGCCTCCTATATAAGGAGAACCCGTCATGGCGAATACGTTCGCGCCTTTCGGTTTTCGTCAGTATAGCGGGAACGGCTCTGCCCCGACCTATGAACAGGTCGAGATGCTGATCAAATCCGACTATACGACTGCTATTTTCTACGGTGATGCCGTCCTTCAAGATACCAATGGCTTTATCACACGCGCGGGTGACGCGCCGACGACGCAGCTTGCTGGTGTTTTCCAGGGCTGTAAATATCTTTCAGTCGCTCAGAAGCGCACTGTTTGGTCAAACTTCTGGCCTGGATCAGACAACAACGGCAGTGTTTATGCTTACGTTGTCAACGATCCAAATGCCCGTTTTCTCGCCCAGGCTGGCAGCACGACTAACGTGACGCAAGCAGGTATTGGCGCTTCGATCTCGCTCGCTGGCGGTTCAAGCGGTAATACATCAAACGGCATCTCTGGCATGTATGTTGAAACGCTTGGAACGTCTTCGACGGCTCCATTCCGTGTCATCAGTCTTGTCACTGACCCGCCAGGCTCAAATGGCACTGATACGGCCTCGAACGCCAATTACGTTATTGTTGGCTTCTTGAACGTCTCAACCAAGACGCTTGTAACGATCTAAGGAGTAAGGAACTATGGCTGTTAATCTCTCTGCCATTAAAGACCTTCTCCTCCCCGGTCTCCGTGGGGTTGAAGGCAAGTATGAGATGATTCCATCTCAATACGACAAGATCTTTACGAAGCATGATTCCAAAATGGCGCTTGAGCGCACTGCGGAAATGCGCTTCCTTGGTCTTGCCCAGCTAAAAACTGAAGGCGGTCAGACCGCATTCGATAATGGCGCAGGCGAGCGTTTCGTCTATAACCAAGAGCACACTGAAATTGCTCTAGGCTATGCGATTACGCGTAAAGCGATCGATGATAACCTGTATAAGACACAGTTTATGCCATCGAACCTTGGCCTCATTGAGTCATTCCAGCAGACGAAGGAAATCTACGGCGCCAACGTGTTGAACACGGCGACGACGTATAATGCTTCGATCGGCGGTGACGGTAAGGCTCTTATCGCAGACGATCATCCAATTGACGGCGGCACGGTTTCTAACCGTCCTGCGGTTTATGTTGATCTGAACGAATCAACCCTGCTTAACGGCATGATTTCGATCAGAACAAACTTCAAAGACCAAGCTGGTCTGAAGGTGTTTGCTCGCGGTCGTCGTCTTGTTGTTCCGCCTGCTCTTGAGCCAACTGCAATTCGTCTTACAAAGACCGAATTGCGCCCAGGCACAGCAGACAACGACGTCAATGCAATCATGATGACTGCCGGGGGACTCCCAGAAGGTTACATGGTCAACGACTATCTGACGTCTACTCGCGCATGGTTCTTGCTCACGAACATTGACGGTCTCTCCTATATGGAGCGCGTTAAGTTCGAGACAGACATGCAGGTCGACTTCGTAACAGACAACCTTTTAGTGAAGGGCTATGAACGTTATAGTTTTGGATACTATAATTGGCGTTCAATATTTGGTTCCTTCCCAACCTAATATAAAATAACTCGCTGTATCCTAACAAGAATGCAGCGAGTTATAAATATAAATGTCAGATTGACATTGTATTTATCTAAAGTATAATCTCTAACTCTAATAAAAGAGAAGGGGATTTGCAAAATGGTAAAAAATGTTGATCTGA